CTTACTACCTGGATGACGAGGCCAGCGACGAAAGCGCGTTTGGTGGCCTGCCTGCCATCGTCGAGACCATCTAGGACTAACCCGTGGAATCAGAGCAGGGTGATCTCGGTCGCCCTGCTCCTTCCCTTTAGGATTACTTAGAACAATGGCCTCTACCAAGAGAGCGCAAGCATGTCTCTTTACCTCGAGCGGAAAACTGGGCAGATCGTTGAATTGATCAGTTTCCATGGCAAGGACTGTGCCCAAGTCCGGACCCAGTCAGGAGCAGTGGTTTATCCGCTCCTGAAAGACCTAGAGGAGTACACCCCAGGCAAAGGCCGCACTGGCGGCAGCCCAGAGTCTCCCATGGCGGACAACTCCGCTGACGAGGACAAGATCCCTGAGCGGGCTATTCCTGTCGATACCCGATTGAATTTGAATCTGGCAACAGCTGAGCAGATTGCCAAGCATGTCAATGGTGTTGGCTTCTCAACAGCCAAGAAGATTGTCGAGCTGAGGATGAGCCTTCCTGGGGAGAAGTTCCAGAATCTGGAGCAACTCAAGTCCGTACCCCGAGTGGATTGGGAGCAGGTCCGCCTGGACGATTTGATCTATGTGGCCTGATCGCTAGACTTCACCGAGGCCAATTAGCCGCGGTGGCGTGGAGCTCAATCCTTACGACAAATCCCGCTGCCGGTTTCACCTGGGCTACAACCTAGGGGCGCAAATCCCGGCTGGCGATGCGGCCAGGTTAGAGGAAGCAATGGCCCGGGTTCCCGACAGCTTCTTCTATGACAAGGTCTTGGAGCATCTCAAACGATGCGACAACGCCTGGCAGCTCTCGGAAGTACTGCGGGATGAAACCCAGCCGATGCCCAGTCGGATTGAGCGCATCACGGGCGACACGGATCGGGCCATCTTCCAATCGGATCCGTTAAAAGCGGACCAGATGTACAGGGAGATCTACCTTCGGGAAGTGGACCGATTGGCTGAAACCCTTTACGTCCCCAATTACCGGCGGGAGGACGTACATCGCTTTGCGTTTATTCGCAGCGGTGCTGAGTTCATCATGGCGGTTCCCGGTCCAGCTGATACGGCTGTCGGGACTCGCGTGGCGACCATGACCGGCGCTATCAACTGGAGGTAACAGATGCCTGGCCAACCCGGAGCTTACGGCAGTGGCAGCACAAGGCAGCCCCGTCCCACTGCCGCCCAGGGTGGTAATCGCTGGTGGAGTCCAAATCCAACGCAACCAGGCGGCCGGTTCGGTCCTAGGCGGATGTCAGGACTGCCTCCTTCAGCCAAGGTCATTGCAGATTACCCCCAGGGCGTTCCCACCGGCAGCGTCGGCGGCGGAAACGCCGGGGGCTCGAGGCTGGCTTCAGCGCTTCCTCCTCCAACCCGGCAGGCTTCTGCTCGTATTCCCGCTTTTCAGGCTCCCCCACCCCGGACGCCTGGAATAAGCAATGTGGCCAGGCCCGTGACCGGCCCCTCTGGAAGAGAACGGGCCTACAACGCCATGGTCCAACAGGCGGGATTAACGCCAGAGCAGGCTGATGCCGCACAGGCAAGAGGAAAGGCCGCACTGGAATACCGGAAAGGAGGAGCCCTTGATGGAAGACTGGATCCTTCCCAGCAGGAATACTGGGATCAGGCGGATATCAAGTCCTGGGCTGGCGCCAACAAAAAACTTGCGGACAAGCTCAAGGCCAAGCATGGCTACGTGGAGCCTGCCTCAATTGAGGGCATCGTTCGCCCGGTCGTCAGCCAATTGCCCAACTTCTCTGGCACGGCAGAACAGGCCTATGCATCAACTGAAAGCAATCCGTTCTTGCCAGAGGTGAATCTTGGCAGCAAGTTCAACATCCCCGAAGTCCAGCCCCGTCCCGATGCATTTCAAGACACCGTAAGCAACATCCCGGCGTGGGAGCCTGACCCGGTGCAGGCCAATCGTGCGTTTTCCCCGGAGGAAGAGGCCATCTCCCCTTACGGCAAGGCAGGGGATCTCCTGGGTGAGCACCTCAACAGAATTCGCAAGGGGCGGCGAGATGCGCCAGCCGCGCCCTCTCCCCAGTCCGATGAGGAACTACTGAGGGGAGTTAATCCTTGGAACCTTAATTGGAGGAAATGATGAAGAACGCTCCATCACTGGCAGCTCTTTTCAGCGGGCATCCGACAGCGCCGGGTGATCCAAGGAATCAGCTCAACAACACGATGAATACCGCAGGACTGCGGCCAATGGAGATCGAGTACAGAACGCCATATAACGACAACATCGTTCGATACCCCATTGCAGGGGTGCAACTTGTCGATGCACTGGCGACCCCTCCCCGCAGTCAGTTTCCGTTAACTCCACAACAGGAGCAAGCCCTCGCTAGCTTCCCCACCACAACAATCCCCATGGGGGAGACAGAGCGCCGAGGGCCAGGGAACCAGCGGGCTGGTACCGACAACGGCATCAACCCGGACATGTTTACCGGGCCGACCCGTGGGCCGAGGGGAATGAACACTGCTTTGAGGCGCGGGCCGCAATTGCGTGCCTGACTTTGCTTAGCATGACCAGGTCAGCAACTTGTAAGAAAAAGTGAGCAGTTCAAGCACCAACAAGCAGCCCCTGCTGGTTGATCGACCTCTTCACGAGTTCGCGACTCTTGGGGCGACGCCAGCCCTGTCGTCGCAGGCCAACCTAGCTAGCATCCTTGGTGGTGGCTGCACCGTGCTGGTGGACTGCCTTGGTAACGATGGTGCTGTCATTGACAGTCTCTCCCTTGTTGCCACAGAGGCCAATACCACGGCTGCTGTTGTCCTTTTCTTCCTAAGCTCCTCGCCAACACCGTTTGGGATCACAACAGAGAACACGGCTGTTGTGGCCTCTGCTGCGATTGTCTCAGGCGCTGCGGGACAAAGAACGAACGTCTCCCTGCCTCCCTTGTCTGTGCCGGTTCCGAATCTTGGGGCTGACACGTCCACATCAGAAACGGCCAAGAAAAACACTGGGCTCTTGATCAAAGCCAATCAACTGCTGTATGTGGGACTGGATCGGGCCATCACTGCCCCCAATCCCCTGACAAAAGTTAACATTTTTGCCCAGGGCGGCTACTACTAATGCGGGTGGATCGATCCCCTCGGGTCGATAACTTCGCCCGAATGGACAGCGTGACCAGGCCGGCTCGGGCAACAAAAGCCGGAAGTTACCGCAGCAGCGCCCGTGGAGGGGGGCAAGGGCAAACAGGGGGAACGGTCTATCCGACCATCCTTGAGGCGTACAACCGGGATAGCGATTACAAGAGGTGGCGCGCTGGCTGGGATTACTGGCAGGGCTCTGGCAAAAGCTGGGCCGACCTTGAGAGATACTTCCTGGTCAGGAGCCTCAGGGATTATGGAGCGCTCCCGGGTCCGCAGCTGACGACTGTCACCTACTTCCCCAGCGGATCTTCCCCGGATGCATCCTGGACGGTCGTCAATCGAAACCGAGGAGCCCTCATCCTCCCGCAGTTGCTCAGGGCGGAGAACATGGTTCTCGACACGTCCCGCCCGGAAGCTGATCGCCACCGGCTGATTCTTGATGTCAGCTCGACCCTGACCAGCACGCAGATCATGGAATGGTCTGCGTTTATCGGAGATCAATTTGAGGATTCGGCTGTTGGGACAGAGTCGCCCCAGGGATTGATTGCAGAGCCGATCGATACCATTGCTTACACGCTGGTAGATATCAATCCCGATCAGGGGCAACTGTTCTTTGATCTATCCCGCCCGTTCATGCGCAGGCGGCCCAACCCCAGGAAGGACAGAGCATTTTGGCAGCGCGTGAACTACGACCGTAGACTGCCACTCTCTTGGAGAAATAACGGATCCCGCTATCTCTGCAGCAGTCATCGTTTCTTCTGCTCCTGCCCTGACTACAGCGGAAGTCGAATTGCTGACTTCAGTGGAGACAGCAGCGCCAGCCAGGCATTGTTCCCCAGGCCCAGCGCTGGCCGATCCCTCGAGGGCCGATGGGAGTCGCAGGCTGTTGGCTACAGCAGCCGGTTTCGGACGCTCTCTGATCGCTCGGACCAACGAAGGGAGTGCAAGCATATTCATGCTGTGCGCTGGTCTGTTGGCTATCCGTTCTACGAGCCCAGCGACTATCAGATCAGCGGCAATGAAGACCGTGGTTTCCAGGGGATCTCTAGCGGGGAGGGACTAGAGAGCAGTGAGGTCCTCCGCTACCACAGGCGGAGAGAGCAGACCCTGGACCGACTGGGGAATGCCCTGGCTGAATCCAGTCGCATCTCGATCGATGCGCGCAACACAGTCCCCGCCGACGAAGAAGTCCCGACGGGTGACAGGTCTCCAATCCTTTGGTCAACCGATACGGAGCCAGCGGCACTGAGATGTCGGAAGGACGATTGGTGGCTCCCGAGAGGGACCAATACCTTGAAGGTCTTCGATCCATCGACCGAGCGCTTTGTCGAACTGGTCACGGTCGGCTCCTCTAGGAAGCCGTTCCTCGAAGAGATTCCTGCCAAAGGATTGATCCCGCGGGAGCCCTGATCAAGGCCGCCTTCCTTCTTCGATGCCATCGCCGACGACGGGTCGCGGCACAAAAGCATTGATCAGGCTTCCCACCTCGATATCCTCGTAGGTGGTCCAGCGGATCTGGCATGCCCTGCAGCCCCTGCGACGACGGACAACTCCGTCCTCCCTATGAACCGTGTTGAGGACACAGGTGTGTTCCATCACCTGACACTGGGGGCAACGCATGAACAGTGATTGATTTGTATGGCATAGTGCCAGATATGGCATATCCTGACAGAAGCAAGGAACATTCCGTGTCGACTTACGTGCAACTTGAGCTCCCCTTGGGGCCCCTCTCATCGGGAGAAGCTCCCCCATGCGGGGGGTACTGCAAAGAGGCGCCGTCCGTGTCGTGGCTTCAGACAGAAGCCCTACTGGCTGCTCGGACCTTCCTGGGAAGCCTGATCGACCCCAAGCGCACCCCGAGAGTACCCAGGGTTGTCAGGGCGGAAGCAAGGGCGCTGCTGGCCAGGTACCCCTCGAGGGGGGACATGGAGGCAATGATTGAAAGGGTAAGTCCACGGGTAAGTCCAAAAACCACTCTCTCAAACCCACTGCTAGCAAAGGCTTTCGAGGAGTGAATCCCCCCTGATAGAGGGGGAGGGGCGGAGACGGGCAAACTCACTGCTATTGCTAGAAAACCACTCTGCCAGCTAGGTTTCGAGCTCCTGGAACTGGAGGCAAGTGGAGGCAACTGGAGGCAAAAGGGGTCAAAAAAGGGTAAACTTACCCTCGGCCCCCCAGCAAAAGGTGGTCGATTTAACAGTGGCCCTCCTGTCGGAAAAGTGCGGTGGCACCTTTGGCAGGGGATTCCGTCTTAGGGCTATCGGACAGCGCCTCTACGTTCAAGTCAGTGGCCGGAAAATCCCACTGCACCTGGATTTCGAAGCGGGCCCAGAGGCCGTCCAAAAGCGTGCATGGGACCTCAAGGGCTACCTGAGTACGCAAGTGGACGGCTTTGACTCAGATGCCTGGAGGGGTGCCTGCGCGGTCGAAAGGGTAAAGAAGGGTAAGACGAGCCAGTCGAGACTGGACCTTGATGACGTTGTTGCGCGTTGGAAGAGGCTTAAGCTCGCAGAAGGGATCGCCGAGTCGACCTTCCAAAGGAATCACCTGCCGATCCTCCAGAGGCTTGATTCGCATCGACCCCTCAGCGAGGAGTCGCTGCTGAGCGCAATCGAGGGGGCCAAGGTGGGAACGCTTCACAGGAGGCGACTGATCCCCTTCCTGCGCAAAGTGGTCAAGGTGTGCGGAGGGACGTGGAATGCTGACCTCCTGGACCCGCTTCAATCGGCGGTCAGGGAACCCCAACGGGGGCAGCCCTTCTTCCCCGACGAAGAAGTGATACGAATTGTGATGCATCCATCCCTGACTATGCCATGGCGACGTGTTGTTGCTGTCATGGCTGTCTATGGGCTGAGGCCCTGGGAAGCCTGGATCGCCGAGCCGTGCAACAAGCGCCCCGGGTGCGCATGGATCAAAGAAGGCAAGACAAATAACAGGGGGACAACCAAGCCGCGTCAGGTGCCTCCTTTCCATCCTGAGTGGGTGGAGGATTTCGGGCTGGAACAACTATGGACACAGCCCCTGCCGAGCCGAGCGGGAAAAGCAAGATCGGGCTGGAGCGTCAATCAGCGACTGCGCCAGACGGGAATCCTGCAGCGCGGAAGTTCCACTGCCTATGGATTTCGGCATGCATACGCCAGACGGCTTCATTCCCCCAAGTACCGGGTGACCGATACCCATGCGGCCTTGTTCATGGGTCACACAGTTGCAGTCCACAATCAGGTGTACAGAGAGTGGCTCGGAGGGGAGGATCCAATCGGAGTGTACTTTGACTGACCTGGCTAGCATGTCATCAGCCAGAGCTGTTGATTCGAGATGCCTACACGGCGCGTCTATGGTCAGACCTATGACGAGATTGCGGTCGTCTCGGCTGATCCACTGCTGGTCGAGGGCAGTGATGGGGGCATGCGCGTCCCTCCCCATGACTACAGGGGTTTCACGTATAACGGCGCAGGGGATCCAACGGCAATTGTCTACAAGGTAGGCGGCAGCTCGGGAACGACAGTTGCGACCAAGACCTTCACTTACGACGGCAGCGCAAACGTCACCAGCATCACGCTGACCTTGGCCTGAGATGGGCAAGTACAAGCTCAATCCCACAACCAGCGACCTGGACATGGTGGGTGGGACTGGACCCACGGGCCCGACTGGGCCGACAGGCCCCGCTGGCCCCGCTGGAGCGACTGGTGCCCAGGGTCCAACAGGCAGCAGCGCCTATCAGGTAGCGGTGGCTGGTGGGTTCAACGGCACTGAAGCTCAATGGCTGGCGTCGCTGGTTGGGCCGCAAGGGCCGCAAGGGCCTCAGGGAAGCATTGGCCCGGCTGGGCCTGCAGGCGCGGCCAGCACTGTTCCTGGCCCGCAGGGGCCAGCAGGGGCGACTGGGGCGCAGGGGCCCCAGGGCGATCCGGCGCCTGGCACCAACCTCAGCTATGACGCCGCAACCCGCACGCTTGCCAGCAGCACTGGCGATGATGCGACCCTGCCGCTTGCGATCACATCGGCGGCGGGGCTGTCGCCAGCAACAGCATTTGATTCCATCACCTATGGGGCCACGGTTGATCTGAGCATGTTGGCGCTGGATGGCACTTTTAAGACGATCAGCCTGACGGGAAACCTGACGTTCACCACCAGCAACCGGGCCAATGGACGCACGGTCACGATTCGGCTGGTGTGTGATTCGACGCAGCGCACGCTGACTTTTCCAACTGATTGGAAGTTTGTCGGCAGCAAGCCGGCCAACATTGCGGCGAGCAAGGTGGCAGTGCTCAGCCTGACATTTTTCGGAACGGCAGATGCCGACTGCATTGCGGCTTATGGAGTGCAGAGCTAATGAACTGGATTCGCACCAGCCCAACCCGCTGGCCCTACGACCTCTCCAGGTTGCGGGCGGATGAACCAGAGCGCAGTTTTTCCTATGCGCCTTCTGTGGCAGAGCTGGCTCATTTTGGTGTGTTTCTGGTGGTGCCGACAGAGCAGCCAGAGCATGATCCAAGCCTGCAAAGGGTGGTTGAGATTGCGCCAGAGAAAATCAATGGGCAATGGCGGCAGCAATGGCAGGTGATTGAGTTGAGCGCAGCAGAAATCGAGGCGATCTATCAGGCCACGCATCCGCCGAGGTGGGTGGAGTTTGGGGAGGCAGTGCAGAGCAATCCGGCGATCAATGCACTGCTGGGAGCTGCACTGGAGAACGTACCAGCCCTGGCCATGGCACTGAGCGTGGGCCTGGGCAAGGCAGCGGATGGTGATCAGAGAGTATTTCTGTCCGCATGGTCTGCGGCTCAATCGCTGGGTCTGGTGAGCCAGGAACTGGTTGCAGGCGTGCAGACGCTGGCCGTTGCCCATGACCTGCCGGCTGAATTCGTGGAGGGGTTGGCATGAGGAATCTGGGGCTGATGGATCCGGCGTTTTTGGGGGGATTGACCAGCTATGACCCCGACGCCGCTGCCTACATCGCCGCCGTAGAAGCCGCAGACGGGCAGGCACTAGAGACTGGGGTGAAGGACGCCATCAATGCGTTTGTGCTGGGTTGCAAGGCTGATGGCATCTGGAACGCCATCAAGGCCAGTTGCATCCTTGCTGGTGCCCGCACGCTGGCTGGTGCCCTGGTGCCGCTGGTAGGGGCGGCGCCAAGTCAAGTTGGCGCCGCTGGTGGGTGGAATTACACACGAAAAACTGGACTAGCGGGGAATGGCACTGATAACTATTTGGACAGCAACAGAAACAATAACGCAGACCCCGAAGACAATAAACATTTAAGTGTTTACGTTACAGCGACTGTATCGGGTGTAAGAAGGGACCTAATCGGCAACAGAGTGATAACAGGTAGTCCGTCTTGGATAATTTGGAGAAATATTAATGATTTTAGGACTAGATTAAATCAAACACTCAATACGGATTACACGGCGCCAGACTTAGGCGTGGGCTTCAAAGGAATATGCAGGCTTAACGCAAGCAATTTACAAGCCCGCTATGCTAGTGTCACATACAGCAGCTCTTTTGCGTCAGCGTCTCCATTGAATGAAAACATTGCTGTTTTTAGTGCCTCAGGACTCAACTTTCTGCCTTCAACAACCCGGCTAGCCTTCTACTCCATCGGCGAATCCCTGAATCTCGCCCTACTTGATGCCCGTGTGACGGCATTGGTGAATGCGCTGGCGGTGGCGATACCATAGAGCCATGGAAAACTCGATCGCTCCTGTTAACGAATCACGGCAGCCGTTTCAGACTCTTGAGTTCAGCATCGGTCCCGCCGTCGATCTAGCAAAGCTAGACGCCGCATTCAAAGAATGGGCCAAAACGCCGTGGGACGACCCCACCGCCCCCTTCCCTGACGCATGACCACCTCCCGCCGCGAGCAGATCATTGCAGCCCTGCTGACCAGCCTCAACGGGCTGGCGGGGGTGGGCTAGACCCAGCCACGGGCATTCATCAGGCGCACCACGGCTGGAAGATTGATTTCGATGGTTGCCCTCTGCCTGGCAGTGACCCAGCGCCAGTGGACCCCCTCTATCCAGTGCTCCTGCTCCAACCGTCTGCGCAGAGTGCGTTCACTGCAGCCCAGGACAGCAGCGGCGGCCCGGGTCTTGAACCAGTCCCGCCTGGCGATAGGGACGGAAATCTTTACGGAGGACATGGAGCCAGCACCCGCGCTCCTGCGATGGGTTGTTGGCATGGAGGTCTGGAAGAGGCTGGCGGAGCGTAAGACACATCATGCGCAAAAGCAAGATGAGTGAAGTTGCGCAGGCTTTAGATTGGGTCTAGGGCGGGAGCACTGAATGACTGGTGAGCTGACGATGGAGGAGGAGTTCATCCTGCGTCGCATGAGGGACAGCCTGCATCAAGCATCCCAAGCTGAGCTGCTGGATCTGGTGATCACGGCTCAGGCCAAGATCTTCTCCCTAGCCCACCACTTCCGAGAGGTCGCTGCAGAGGCGGGGATTGCCACGCAAATCGAGATTGTCGACGACTTCGATTGCGGTCTTCCTGATTCAGGGGAGGAGCTAGTTCAGGTCTTCGGGGGGAGGCCCAGCACAGAAGACGTGGAGCGCTACGCAGAAGAGCGCATTCAAGCTTTCCAGGCTTTCCACGGCATGGACATTGACTTCAGCGATATCGCCATGGAAGAAGACGGAGATTGGGATCTATGACAACAATTCAAGAGCGCGCCCTTCTCAATACCATCAGGCACGCAGAAGGCACCTGGCTAGGCGGGGACCCCAGCGGGTACCGGGTAATGTTCGGGGGAGGCAAGACACCGTCACTGGAGCGGCATCCTGACCGGGTTATCAGAACTAGCGGCTACAGCAGTGCCGCTGCGGGTGCCTACCAGTTCATGCCGGGTACCTGGGGCCCACTGCAACAGCGCCTAGGGCTCAAGGATTTTGGGCCTCAGTCTCAAGACTTCGCAGCACTTGAGCTGGTCGGGCAGCGTGGCGCTCGGGACCTGATCAACAAGGAAGGCTTCACTCCGGATGTGGCCGCCAAGCTGGCTCCAGAGTGGGCATCGTTCCCGACGATGAAAGGCACGAGCTACTACGGGCAGCCCGTCAAGAAGTTTTCAGAGCTCAAGAACTTCTACGACTCACAGATTGCAGCTCTCTCTAAAGGCGGGGGCGCCCCGGCCCCGGCCCCAGTGACGCCATCCCCTAGTCCCCCAGAGAACGACAGCTTTACGCGCACCCTGCTGAAATCCATGCTGGGCGGCGGCGATGACGACACGGCCTCATCTAGGCCGATCACATCATTGAGTGCTCCCCGGAATCGACAGGTCTCACCGTTCACGAGTGCCCTGCTGGGCGGCGGTGTTGCTGGAGCCTTTGCTCCACTTGTTGGCGCCATTGCTGGGCTGAACGGGAGAGGCGGAGCAGAGCGCTCCCAGGGCGCCGGGCAAGAAGCCCCCAGGATGGCCGCAGGAGTATTCTTTCCGTCATTGGTGCAGGCCATCCTGTCGGATTCACCAGAGGCCTCGCCAGCCCCTGCCGCCCCCGCCGCTGCCGCTGCTACGGGAGCACCTCCAGCAGTTGCACGCGCCAGTGGAGGGGGCGGGGCGATGGTGAAAATCACAGACCTCGGGAAGATGCTTCAGGGCGCAGGACTCAGGGTGAGAGAGCATCCAGACTTTGGCGGAGTAGGCGGACACTCAAAGGGTTCCCTGCACTACGACGGCAAAGCCCTCGACATCACAGACTGGCAGCGTCCAGACGAATCCCAAAACTCCTGGCTTCCAAGAAAGGAGTGGTACGCGCAACAGGTCCAAAACGCCCTGGCTGGTACCGGAGCTGAAATCTTTGGCCCCCACAATGATCCCAGAGGACACGGAACACATATCCACATAGGCCTCCCAAGCGGGGGCCTTTCATCGGAAGCCGCTGCACGATTGGTGGAATTACGACAAGAGTCGATCAAGCGATTCCCCTTCCGCTGGAAGGGGTAGTTACCGATCGTCCCCGCTGCCGCTGAGCACGCCCCTGTGTTGCCGGTTGGCCAGTTTGTCTAGGTTGTTGGCGGCGACATCCCCGAGGTCGATGTCCAGTTCATTGGCCAACTGCGCCACGTACCAAAGAACATCACCCAATTCAAGAGTGATGGCCGTGATGGCGGCGCTATCAAAGCGGCCCTCCTTGTCACGAATCACCTTTTTGACTTTCTCTGCCACCTCCCCTGATTCACCGCAGAGGCCCAGGGTGGGGTAGATGGGGTTGCTGCCGCAGTCGGGATAGATCGCGAACTGGGAGGAGCGAATCTGATACTCGCGGAGATCCATGGTGAAAGAGAGGTCATGCGTTTCTGCCAGAATAGGTTCGCATTGATTTGGTCCCGGCGCTATGGCATCTACTCCTATCCCTGGTGTCGGAGCACGCCCAGCTGTTGCTGCTGGCTCTGTTGCTGTCCTTGCTATGGCAGCTAGCTTGGCCTTTGGTGCCGTGTATATCTGGGACTGCCGGCGCTCTGGCGGAGAGGTCAAGGCCTGTTGGCAGGATGGTCGCCAAGCTGCGGGGCTGAATTCAGAAGGCGGCCTCATCGCAGGAGCCATCGGCATGGCCAGCTGGGCTCTGGGCTTCAACACATACAACCCCCGTCTTCGGAGGGAAGAGGGCGAAAAAGAAAAGCAATTCTGAAATTCGCCTTGATGGGGTGAAACTGGTACATTTACCGCAGGGCGACAGCCCAGGCATGCACTACGTTCGCCAAGCCCCATGATCTCTACCGGATTGATGTCCATCCTGTTGCTCCTCGGAATCGCAAGCGGGGCCAGCAGTGGCTGGTACTTCTCTCGCCGGAACGGGAGGAGGGTGGAGAGAACCCTCAGGGAATTTGGCCCGGCCTACGCCAAGCTGGTAGAGGAAACAGAAGGCATTATCGAGAACGAGCTCGATGGGATGGATTTGCGTATCCAAGAAATCGTGCAGCAACAAGTATCTCTTGCCATGAGCGAGGTGCTGGCGGCCATGGCGCAAGCAGAGCAACAGAAAATCGCTTACGCCCAGGCCCAGGCCCAGGCAGAGGAATTGGCTCGATTGAGAGCAGCCGCGGCATCAAGGCCCCAGCCAGGATTTGGTTCACCCGCTGCTGATATGGGACAGTCCACCGCCCAGGCCATTGCTGAGATGAATGAGCGCATGGCAGGAATACAAGAGAAAATGCGCCGAGCAGGAATGCCGGCCCCAGGGGATCGATGATGAGTGGAACCACCCCTAGACTGGGTTGGTCTCGGGGCCGGTTCACTTGGACAGGAGATATAAGCAGGCCCAGGGGGCGTCAAAGAATGGAGAAGCGCGCAGAGAAGCCTTGACCAGATCCATGCTGGCCTCCGCAAGAAGCCAGACCCGCTCCATCAATAGCGAAAGAGCTGGCTACGAAAGCGGTCCCAAGGGAACCGAGTTTGGCACTGGCGGCAGAGTCAGTGCTGCTCGAGCTGCTGAGCGTCGTTCAGCTGATCGAGTCTTCCAGGAGGAAGGGTCCGGGACTTACGGCGACTCGAAGAGCTTTGGCGGTTCGCCGGAGTCGGAGATCCGGTCCCGATCCAGGGGTTCAGCACTAACGGTGTCCTGACGAGTGTTGCCTCCAGGTGCCTGTTGCTTACAGCAATCAGCCTGGCCGGTGGGTCTTGCTTGTACTTGGATTCCCAGCTGTACTTGGCCTCCCAGCTGTACTTGGCCTCCCAGGCTGATTGAAAGACTGCTGCTGGCCTGTCTTCCAGTAGTGGACATGGCGGGTTGTAACGAAACAGGATGCAGCATCCCGTCTGCCATTCGTCATCAGCTTCTGGATCCCACCAACGGAAAACCCGAAACGGGGTGTCATCCAGATCTCCGTACCCGGGAATCGTCATGTGGACGTCATGCAGGGCCTGGGCCAGGAAAGCAATGGATGCGCTGACATCGAGCGGCATCTCTTGCCGAGCTTGCACGCAATCTGGAATGGCATGACGCCAAGAAAGCCATCCATCATGGATGATCGAGCGACTCAAGAGGTACCACCCGTGAGATGGATGGTAGAACTCGTCATCGTCGCTTTCTGCCCAGGGTAGGTGTGGCACTGAGATCACTCCGCTTCAGGCAATGCGTCGTCGTAATCACGCCTTAAAGAAGCGCGATAGGAATCCTTCCAGCGGCTTTCTCCGCTCCATTGATCGAGAACAACTCGCCCATGGTGTGACGCTGCTGCATGGAACCTGGCCAGGGACGAATTGAATGCAGTGGAAGGGAACGCACTAGGGAGGTAGACGATCGGGGACCAGTCCGCTGGCGGTACACGAACGGCCTCCTCTAGCTCGTCATCCCAGAACTGGGGAGCGAGCCTGCTGAACGGGAAGCAAACTGGAAAGTCCCAGATCCAGGGACATCGTGTGATCACTTCGTTGGAGCCGGGCCAGAGGATGGCTTCCCAGATGTGGCCGGCTCGGTATTCCTCCAGGAGCTTGTTGGCCATGGCCTTACCAAGGGGCACCCCACTGGGAACTCCCAGGAAAACACGCTTGCTTCCCGATGGACTCCAGTGGCGCCCTGCTGCAATATCAATGTGGGGCGATCGATCCAGATAGCGAGCGGCCTGGACGACATGGTTCACCTCCGCGGTGCTGTAGGGATCAAGATCGATCCCACCCATGGTGCTTCTAGCAATCTCAATAACAGCCCTTGGTGGTATCAACTCACGCCGGGGCTGTTGACTCATGGCTGGGGATCCATCACTGGAAGAGTTCCATCCAGTTCGCCCATGATGCGCCGAATCGTCGGACGATGAATTCGGGCATGCGTGCCATGGTTCCAATCGCTTCCATGGCAAAGGCCGTGGATCGCTTCGTAGAGCTCTTTGGGAATAAGGATGTAGCCCTGAAACTCCGTTGTAAACATCTTGGAGCTCATACCGTGAGCTTCTCCTGCAGCTCCTGGATTCCCTTGGCTGGGTGATCCCGGGGGATAGGAAGCAAGCTGCTTTGGCTGTTGTCAATCAACATGAGCAGGACCTTCTCCTTGAAGTTGGCAGCTTCGATCTCCTTGATCAGGGATTCGAGCATCTGATGAATGTCGATCTGGTCGAGGCTTTTGGCAACTTTGAGGTCAGCTTGAAAATCATCAATCGTGAGGTAGTAGGCCGCTGAGCCCTTGTTGGCCAAATTGATGCACATGATGCCAGGTCCTTGCTTTTCGTAGAACCGATCAAAGTGCTTGATGTGGTCCGCGAGGATCACTTCACAGGCCCTGGTATTGAGGGCGATTTGCTCCTCTGTATCGGCCTTCGTGAGCGTGTCGCCAAGTTCCTGGAAGAAGCTTTTGAGCAGGGTGGCGCGATCGGGTCTCTTCATGGGGCAAGCCGGGCTTTGCCCTGGCGGTTAGCTGAGTACCAATTGGCAATCTCGGGAATCCAATTTCGAATGGAGCCAGTTAGAAGTTCCATAACCCAGCGAATTTCGTACTGAGCATCTGGCTTGAGGCGCACATCAAGCAGGTGCAACCACATGCGAGCATTCATGGTCAGGAAAACATTCTGGAGAAAGGCTCCCGGCAAAACTTGCCTGGCATGCTCCTCTGATATCCCCTGCCTTCTAAGTTCGTGATACTGGTGGCAAGCGTTCTGGTAGACGATGGCCAGCTTGGCGTTGTCATGCTCGCTCCAGAGATATGGGTCCCCTTGGCGATCCCTGTAGGTGCCAGGGGGCCGGAAATGGAAAGCCTCCTGAACTGGGAGCGCACCAGTGGCGACATCGATAAAGCGCTGCCCTGTGTATCGATTGGACTGAACATCGAAAGAGGCAATGCGATGCGTCCTTAGTTGAACCATCGTGTCGTGATCCACTTGGAGTAACACCGATAGATGGGCGTGCTCCAGGGGGCCGTAATGTCCGCGATCTCCCTTGAGTAGACGGCGGACAACAATTTCCCCGCAGCGGTCCTCAGGTAAATCGGTATCCCAGACAGGGACTTCCGAGTAATCGTTGTGAAGAGCAAGGTAGATACGCCGCTGCGGCATATCACCTGTAGGTCCTATCACCCACAGCTTGAAGGGGTTTTCTGATTTGGGCGGAACAGGCAGGGGCGCAAGGGCAACCTCCCCGTCTGGGGTGGTTTCCATGAGCCACTCTGGGGTAGGCGCTGCAGTCATGAGGAAGTGGATAAAGAGTCGACTGTTGGGGATTGTTCGATCAGGGTTCTCAAGCGGCTCAACTGGACACATCGATGCTGTTTCATTGCGGACAATGATCGGAGGACTGCATCAGCAGAGTCAGCGTCCTCAACCAAGGCCGCTTGGGCAGCCCTGGCATGACAGATGCACATATGGTTGATAGTCCAATAAACAAGGTCAGCTAGACCTTCGCTTTCCGGAGGTTGCCCTCCTGCAATCATTTCCGCCACAGCAGCGGCATCTGCGGCGGAAAGTGCAATGTGAGACTCTACAAGCATTGCCTTGATTTCAGCCTTGGCTTCAGGGCTGCTGTCGTGGCAAGTGGGGAGGGCTGATGAATTGACGATCCGCCTCCCCCAAGAAAGAGACAGTTCGTAAGCATAAGCACGCGCTTCTTGGGCTAGGTCCCATTTCTCGCCTGCGCAAAGGACCTCAAGGCCAGCAATGACAGGATCGAGCGCACAATCACGTTGCATATCCCTGTCAGCAGGCGAATCCAATTTTAATAGGCAAGCGATCTCCGCGGAGAGGAACTGCCAGAGGACCAGGGAAAGGTCCTTCCCCTTGGAGAGAGCGCAAAACTCAGTAAATGAGTCGAGATCTTCAGGAGGAAATGCTTCGGGAGGCCCAAAGAAAATGGACAGAGCAATACTTGCAACCGGCCCTGGCAGGCACGATGAAAAGTGGTGAGTCAACTCGGCCGGGCGGTGGGCCATCCCTTCGAATGCGTGTTTTGTGGACATTGAAGACCGCGGGGGTGAGGCCCGGATGATTCACATGGCACAACGTACTCTAAAGCGCGCAATCGTGCAAGCTATGTCTTGCAGTCTTAATCACTCGGACTCCAGGGGTCCTTCCACTCTCTGCCTGATCCATTCGGCATTGGCTCGCTCAAGCCTGGCGAATGCGGCTGGAGAACAGTCACGAGCAGCCTCGATGTAGGACTGGGTGTCAGAAATCAGGACAGAAGCGGCAGGGAATAGTTTGATCGTGGCCAATTTCCTGTTGGCGTAAAAGTGTGGGACCCCTTGCACTCGAATATGCAACGGGTTGCAACAGAAGGGATTTTCGCAGATGTTCTTAACCGGCAGCCTTCCGATGTCGCCCCATGTGAACCAAGTGGCCACTCGAGGCGCAGAGTATTGACGGCCTCCACCCCAATGCCTCTTCAGGCGGAAGTAGGTGGAGCTGCCGTCTTTGTAATAGGAGCCCTGCCAGTCCCAGCACTCCATTGGGTCGCTGATGTCCACGAGAGACCAGAACTCAAGAAATCTCTTGCGGAACTGTGGATGAATCCGTGGCAGGCTTAGCTCTACTCGTCCCTCAGTGAGAGCCCCAATGCAGCGGACGCAAGCGTGGCTGTCGTCGTAGCGGGGAATCTGACCGTCCAGGGATCCATGGGAGTGATCCAGGAATGGACACAGTGGACCTTGGATGATCCTGCTGTGAAGATCGTTAGGAATTTTCCAGCGTGGCATGGTGTTGCAGTCGGGAGACAGCGTGCATGGAGGGAGACTTGAGCCCGTCCCAAATGACATGGGCGTAATTCACGCAAACGCCTGATTTGCCATGCATGGAGACGGTGGCAACGATCCTGCCAATTCGCCGGCCGAAGCGCTTGCCCTTCTCTAAAGAAGAAGGCGCAAGATGGCCGCCTGGGTTCGGGCGTTCGATGACCCTGTCGCCTTCAGCAAAAACACTTCCTTTAGTCATTTGGCATCATCCGATGGAATCATTGGGTAGCCCTTTGGAGGCTTGAAAGACCCGCCAAGACTCTCTAGCTGTTTCTCCTGCGGGAGAGGTTCAAAGTCGGTCAGTCGCCATGTTCGCGGTTTGCCATCGGTGCATCCTTCTGGGATGACATCGATTACCGCAATGCCAGACTCCATGCGCTCTGCCCCTGTAACAATTGCAAGGCGCCCTCGCCCATCAAGGTTGGTCCGTCGAACTCTTTGGTGCATGGGATGGTTCGAGTTGGTGTTCACCACAGATTTCATAGTGCGCGCCAAAGATAGCGTCGAACTGTTCTCTAACCAAGAGGACACCTGCTTCTGCGGCCATTGAGCGAATTAGTCGACGAGCATCTTCCCGTGATGCGGGGATTTGATAGTCAGGCTCAACAATCACCGACACCCCTGCAGCAATTAACAGAGATGCGTCGTGGCATGAATTGAGCATGGGCCAGCAATACACGGTGCTGCCTCGCAGAGAGGTCCCATGCAAGGCCGCGTGAGAAACCAGGGCTGCTTCCGCACCGAGGTGCATGCCATCCCAACAGGCGAAATCCGCCTCCCTGGCAGCTGAATTGTTGACACAAGGAGGAAAGCCATCAACGGCTGCGGCAATGATTTGCCCATCTCTTCTGGCTAGAGCAGAGGATGCCCTAGTCCGGCGCCGAGTTGCTGAAAGACCAATCAGGTCTCGAGCCATTCGAAGCCAGAACTGATTGGCATTCGTGGACTCAGGAGGAAAGGCGGCCCCGGGCAGCCTCACGTCCAATTGAAAATCAGGCATCATGAGGCCTTCGTGATGGATGGAGCGTCCGTCGCGCACGATTCATGTTCGATCAAGGCAAGAGCAAGGTCCTTAGCAAGGTCCTCAGCAAGGGTATCCATGTTTAGGGTTTGGCGATACATCCCTTTGGTGTAGATGGTGTATCCCCGGGGAATGGAATAGAGATGATTAGCCTTTCCAAGAACAGAAGCCACAGAAGGGCAGGTCTGATGCACTTCCTTCAGCAAAAAATTGATCGTGGCCTCCAGGTCATCCAGGGAGCCATCATTGACAATCCGGAGATTGAATCGAGGGTAATTTCTTAGGCGCCCTTCACTTGCATGAAAGCGGGATCGCCAGCGCCTAGGGATGAGGCGAGACGCCCAGCTGAGCCACTCCGGCAGTGGGTAATGACGAGGTGTCCCAGGGCGGACGATCTCCCAAAGCTGACCGCCCAGCCGGAGGATTGTGTCGGCTTCATCCGGAAAACGGACATCATCCGCGACAACCCGCAAGTCGGCCAACTCCGGGAAATGAACCCCGGTCATGGGATGGTATCGAGCGTTGAGGTAGATCTGGTACGTGTTCTCCCAACAAAGAAGCCAAAGTCGGCGATTGATCTTCTTTCGCCCCCAGTCGGTGCCAAGGGTCTGGAGGATATGACGCCCCGTGACACCAAGTTCTGGAATGACTTTTGCCTTGTTCTCATAGAGATACTCCTCTGCATCTGCAGGCAGAACACCAGCATTGATCAAAACGCCCAAGGCGCACTCCTTGACAGGACCGGCAAATGGCTCACAGATGAAACCGTGGTAGATATCCAGAATTTCAGCAATAGCACTTTTGCCGGATCCGGGCGCGTGAGACACCAGGCCGATAAGAGACGGCTTGGTATAAGTTGGATGGCTGAACTGGTTCGTGGTCATCATCACTCCTGAAATGAAATGTTTACAGTTATCTTGTATGCCCTGCTGCTCGAAAGACCTGCCTCGGTTTCCTGTTCCTCTTCGGGATCTCTTAGCGGCTCTTCGCTTGCGTTGATACTGAATCCGTGGCCCAGCAAGTCCTCGATATCTGAAACCTTTTTCGGTTCCGTGTATGGCATGAAAGGGGTCCCTAATTGGACGTCATGCCATTTCCTGTAAGCCCAGTAACCCTTGGGGTTACCCCTTGTGCCCTGCCGGTGCACCATGACGTCGCCATCACCGTCCCCGTCCTCTTCGGTTGGCGCTCGATGAGTAATCCAGCTCATTGGTCCACCTCGTGCCAATGGCCGCACCATTCGCCAACCTCTACCTGCGGCCATAGCGGCTCAAAAGTTTCTGTCGCGAAGTTCCAAGCCTGATGCGGTGGGTGGACACGGCAGGAGACCTTCCAAGCCCTGCCCCTGTCAGAGGGTCTTGCGTAGTAGCAGTTGCGGCAGCTCTGCTCTTTCGACGGCACACGAGTAAAAGGCTCGGGAGTATTTAGCGGTTCTTCGCTTGCGTTGACTCCGAGGTTGGTTTCCTGTTCCTCTTCGAGATCATTTAGTGGTTCTTCGCTTGCGTTGACTCCGAGGTTGATTGAACTTTTTGCAATGATGCCGTCAATCACTCGTCTTGTCTCGTCAACGCCAATTGGCCCGCGCTCATAAGGATCAGGTTCTGGTAAGAAGTACCCATTGCCTCTGAGGATCCATCGAAAACGGATGGCGTCAGCGGCGTCGCTTCTGTCAAGCGAGTCAGCTGCTGTCGGGTGTTGATTGTCCAAAGTTCTAGTCCTCCTGATAAATGTTGTTATGAATCTGACCAAAGCATGCATGCAAGCTCCTTGTGCTGGGCTGGCATGTCCTCCGGTCCCTCCCAAATCGCCTCACTGGTGGAGAGGCCGTCGGCCTCCCTCATGCGCGTTGCTGTCCACTGTTCAATGCTCCATTCAGTATTGGCCTGCGTGCACATCAGCCGTGCCTTGGGGGCGTTGGTGGCGTAGGCAATGACATGAAAATCCAAGTTCCGAGGGGAACAGGAATAAGCCCTGAGTCGCCGTTGGGCGATCGATAGCCGGCTGCGACCAGGCTTCGTGTGGCTCGCTTTGGTTGCTTTGGCCATGATCAACCCTCCACGTCGGCGCCGGAGCCAACAGCTTGAACGGCAATGCTTTCGACGACGTTGGGCTTCCAGCCGGACTCCCAGATCTCCCTGGCGCGAGTCATGAGTTGGTCACGGGTGAGGAACCCCCACCGCTTAGCGATAGATCTGAGGCGATCAAGGAGATCTCCCGAGAGGAGAGAGCCCTCGTAACGCAGGACAAGACGGGCTGCATGAGCGATGTCGGCCTCACAAGGAGTGCCCACTTGTTCAAGGGAGAGGACGATCTGCCTGTCGATGCCGTCCATTGGATGGCCGCCCGAGGCTGTGGTTCCAGCAGGATTCATGGGGTGAAGGTCTGGCGTGCGGATTGTAAGCCTTCTGACGCAGATGGGCAATGGTTTGGTATGTAAAGAGCCGGCGGGGTGCCTATCAGGAGGCTTCCCAGAATTTGGAAAAGTACATGTTGATACAGTGCCGCGAGTGCCTTCGAGCTTGACACGGGCAAAACGACTGGGGCGGAAGGAGTTTGACGAGGTGTGTCAAGGTCGTCAAGCTTTTCCTATACCTTCCTAGGGAAATTCCCTTATTCCAGGAAATCCCTTGTCAGCACTGTCTTGTCAAGGATAGCAAGAATTCAAAGAGCTAGGCAAGGACAAAAGCTTGACACCAAGGGGAACCCAGCAAGAGAGACCTTGGAATTTATTTTTCCCAGAAAAGGTTTGGAGAAAGCTTGACACAGCCAACACCGCAGCTTAAACCCCTTGCCACAACAGGCGTTTCCCCGTGTCAAACCCCTTGACACACAGGCGGCAAGTGGGGACATTCCGGGCGGTAGTCCAGCGAGTCTCACCCGCAAGCAAGAAAAAGTCCCGCAAGACGCGTCTGGCAGGGTGCAACACAGATAGTCGCAGGGGCTACCAGTCGAGCGGAATGTCGCTCTTCTCAGAGGGCTCCGCCTCCGTGTTGGGATCGTCAGGGTCGCCCTCCATCCAGTAGTTCTGAGGATTCCGTTTGCCTGGAGGTCTGATCCGGACCTTTCGCAGGCCCAGCCTCTTGAGGACATCACCGATCGGCTGCCTCACTCTGTGGAAGTCTTTTTCCTCGATGCTCAAGTGCTTGCAGATATCAGCCATCAAGTAGGCGGGTCGCCCCACATGGATCGTGCTGGGATGGAGCTGCAGGACCCTGGAGACGGCATCCATCAATGGGTCGTCCACCATGAAGTTGGTCATGTACTCCTCCACCTGGCTGATCTCGTCAGAGCTGAAGCCATGGGGCTCGCCATCGAGGTAAGCCTTTCGAGCAGCAGACCAGATGGCGTCCCGATCGGTCTTGACCTTGTCGAGGTCGATGATCAGGTTCTTCTCGCTGCGAGGTGCGAGGACCTTGCCGGTGACGCGGATGGGAAGAAACCTCCGATTTCCGGTGGGATCCAGCATGAAGCTGTCATGGTTGGTGTTGCCCGCCAGGACGAAGGACCTGGGATAGGACCTTTCGTTTTGGTATTTGGGAGCGGACCTGTCGGTGGCTACTGAGACGAGGTTCTTGAGTTCTTCGACGTAGCGGCGCTCAAAGAAGCGGTCGCATTCATCGAGAAGGACAACCCAGCCTGCATGCAAGACGTGGGGCCTGTCCTTGAGGTAGCCGATCCCCTGCTGCACGGTGGCGCACATGGGGTAGCGATTGAGGTGGTCCGGCGGGGTGAGGTATTGGAAGAAAAAGGACTTGCCCTTGTTCTGGTCACCGATGAGGATCATCATCCAGCTGTGCTCGCAGCCAGGTTCAGTGGCCCGTGCAATGGCGCCAATCAGGAATCGCTGCAGGATGACATTGGCTAGCAAGCGGCCATCGGGGAGTCGGGGGTTGAGGATCTCGTCGTAGGACACCCCGAGGAGTTCTTCTGCGATGGTGTCCCAGTAGGGAGCAGGTGCAGTGGCAGCGCAGGATTCCAGGTAGTCAGTGACTGGGTTGTAGCGCCGCTCCCATGCCTCCACCTGGAGGATGTCGTGAACGCCACCTTTGGGATAGAGGTCTCCCTTGCGCCCTCTGGAGATACGGGTGTAGACGGTGGAGGGGTCGGGAACTTCGGTGATGCCGTCCTTGCCGTCGTATTCGATGGTCTGGGTCAGGACGTTCAGTCGCAGGCCTGGGTAGAAGATGCGGATGCGATCCAGGATCTCGTCAGCGGCTCCACCTGCTGATTTGTCTTTGCTACCTGTGGGGCGGCCTCGGCCTCTTTTGGGCGGAGGGGTGACGGGGTCTGGACTGACGTCGCCGTAACTGATGGTTTCGAAATCGTCATCGAGCTGTGATTCGATTCCTGCGTCATCAAAGGGCGGCGGCTCGGGCATGGGTAGATCGCTGTCTGCAGGTGCGGGACTGGAGGAGTAGGAGGCGCCCCATTCCAGGAGGGATGGGGTGGAGGCTCCAAGGACGGGATCATCTGGGTCGATCTCGTGGAGACCCAGGAAATCCTGGTGGGAGTAGCCAGCTACTCCTGGGATGCCGGCATCGCTGTATTCACTGCGGAGATGATCAGGCAGGTGCTTGCGCCAGCTGGGGTCCTGCTCTCCCGCCAGGAAGAAGAGAGTCGCCAAGGTGGTGTTGCCAGAGAAGCCGCGGAAGAAGCGCTCGCTGGTTTGCCGGCGATTCTTGCCCTGGCCGTGGTGACCGCGGGAGGCCCAATCGGACCAGGCCCCATAAAGAGCGTCACCAACGGATGCCGCCGCTGCTGTGATGCGGATGAAGAGATGCCGCTCGCCATCAGCGGTGGGATTGATGACGTTCTGCAGAACCCATTCCGCCTGGGCAATGGAGATGGGATCTGCCTCCTCTGTAGCCTGCCGGCGACGCTTGAGGTCCTCTTGCAGTTGTTCCCGTGCTGCATTGATGACGGCTTCCGGGAGTGTGGCTTCTGGGTGGAGGAGTTTTTGGGTGCCGCCGGAATAGCTGTAGAAGATGCGGCAGGGGTCTGAGCAACTCTTGTCGCTGCCAAGGGTGCCGATCAGCTGGGTAACGACTGCCTTGTAGAGCTCGGGGTCGTCGATGCGGCAAGGGAGACGGAAGACCACCCGGAAGCGATTGGCTCCGGGCTGAGGCTGATGACTGGCGGTTGTGTAATAGAGGAGAGCGGAGGCAGCGAGCTCATGGGTCAGGAAGTCCTCCAGGTCCATGCCGTAGTCGATGTCGACCACTGCCAGATCCGCGTACTTGAAGGCGGACGTGGTGCGGTGGGTTGAGCTCATGGCAGCAGCAATCCAGCCAGTGCCCGCCCGGATCAATTGGAGGAGGCCGTCACTATCGACTGTTCGCTGCTGCCAGTTACTGCCGTACTCCTCACGCCAGGCTGGCTTGTCGTGGATTGCCGGGTTGAGCGAGATCGGGAAGGATGGCGGCATTCGGCCGAGGGGGACCGGAAGGTCTTAGGGCTGCTTAGCTAGTCTGGCGCCTTGCGTGCCCTGTCTTGCAGCACAGGCGCGAAGCCTACTGGGGATCGGGGAAGTTCGCCAGATGTGGTTTATTAAATCTTGCATAAGGGATTCAATGTGCAAAAGTTTAAGCAGGACTATCTCAAAAGCGCAGCCCGACTGGGCGTGAGCGATTGACAGGTGCTACTGTCCGATCTCGCTCAATACGCAAGGTAGGACCCAGTGCCGGCAAGACGAAGCTCAATCAAGGATAACGACTCCACCTATTACGAGCGATTCGCCGCAGCACTCCGTCAAGTGATGGCAAGACACGAATGGAGCGAGAGGCGTCTTGCATCGGAACTGGGTATCACGATAGGAACGACTCAGAAGTACTTTCGTGCAGGGGTGCACCCATTGCGGGTTTCGACTGGGATCAACAAGCGCCTCTCAGTACTGATGGGGATCACGCTGGACGCGCTGGTCGCGTACTACGAAACAGGAGTCTACGAAAGCGATATCTCGTTCGAGGATGTCGTGTCGTGGATTCGCTCCAGTGCAGGTGCAGGGCACATCTCGGGAATGTTGGAGGCCATGACGACAGCGAGCCAGAGGAGTATCCCGGCTGCGGCTCTCCCACCGGCAGAAGAGAAGCCGCTTTACTCGTGGCCCAGGGAGGAGCTTGTAGCCGCGGAGGTGCCCGAGTGGCTACAGGAGAAGATGGGATTGACGACCGAGGCGCTGGACCTGCTCGAGAGGGAGGGGACGTTCAGCGATGAGTTGGTTGCTGCGTTCGCGGTGGCTACCAACCTGGAGGAGGAGGCCGTCCGAGAAGCATTCACCAACAGGGAGGCGGTTGCCTAGGCGGGCAGGATGCATGCTATGGTAATCACGTTCCTTCGATTGAAGGGTCGAAGGAACCTCTTGGTGTGACCGGGGTGAGCCGGACATTACGACTAGAGGGTAAGTGGGATTCAGAGCTCTCCGTGGTAGGGGAGCTTTTTTTTGGCAAGAAGGGGCCAGAAGCTGCACTTCGTTAGGATTAAAGGCAGCAGGTACAGGCGTCTTCCAATATGAGCCGACCAAGGCGGATGGCTGCTGACGATAACGTCCGAGATGCAATAGCTGCGATCTTGGCCCTTAGCGCTGGGATCCCCGCGGCTGGGGCTGCGCTGGACGTGGCGACAGGTGATCCCACCTCCACGAACTCCGGCGAGATTCCAATGAACGCTGGACTAGCCCTCATGGGACTTGGCGGCGCCGTCCTAGGGGGAGATGTAGCCGCAAGGATTAGTCCCCACGGCGAAACGCGATTGGCGCGTGAGCTGCTGCCAATTGCCATTAGAAGAGAGTTGCTGGCCCTGGAAGCTCGTCATAAGAAGATTGACACTCCGAGCGATATTCAGAAGTTGGCCAATACACGCAGGGCGCTGGATCGGATGGAACAAGGGGTAGAGCAAAGAATGCAAGCCCAGGTCGACGAGAGGAGGAGCCAGGGCCATGATCGTCCCGGCATCCTGTACCCGCCCGGCTCAGAGGGACTCAGGAAATTCCGCCGGAACGGAGTGAATGGGCTGATTGCCGGCGCTGGACTTGGAGGAGCGCTGGGAAGTCTTTACGCCCTGAGCGCGATGGAGGACAGGCCATGAAACCTGCTCGCATGGCTGGCACGTTGCTCGGCGTCGGAGCGGCAGGCGCTGGCGGCTATGGATTGAATGAATTGATCAGGTACCTGGAGGAGCAGCGCACGCCCATGCATTCCCAGGAAATGACACAGGCCGATCACGCCAAGAACAACATAGGAGGCATGCGAGAGAAATACAGCAAGCTTGCCGTAGAGGAGCTCGCCCTGTTTGAAGGTCTCAGGCAGGGAATGATGGCCGGAGAAATCAGTGGAGAAGAGATCAACACCCTGGCACTCAACGGAGATCTACCACCGCGGGTCATGAATCTACTGACAGATGTACATGACTGGGGTCGGGTCCAGCCCTACCCATTCGACAACGAGTCCGTGATGGAGGCCATGCAAGGGCCAGAAGCTGCACTTCGTTAGGATTAAAGCCAGCAGGCGTAGCAAGGCAGCCATGGATCAACGGCCAGCGGCTGTAAAGATCATTGAGTTTTTCACCGATACACCACTAGGGGAAGAGATCCTAGAGGGTGGCGGAGGAGGGCTGATTGCTGGTCTATCCCAGGTAGGCACAGATAAATCGCCGGGCCAGATCGCCCTGGAGACAGCGACAGCCATGCTTGGTGGTATTGCCTTGGGCAAAGCAGGAAGGGGCATCGGAGCAAAGCTAGGGAAACGCATTCACAAAGGAGAGCTCCAGAATCCGACGTTGCAGTTCATTGGCCGAACTTTTGGAAATGAAACCACAGCCAAGGGGTTAAAGCAGAACGCGCTTCTAGGGCGCGAGCTCATCAAAGATGAATTACTCTCTGAGGCCTCAAGCCGCTTAGCTCGTGAGGCAGTCAGCGATCCGGAATTTTTCATGAGCCGCTATGGGATCTCAGCTGAGCAATTCCAGGACTATGCCAGCAGGGTGCAAATGGGACAAAGGGGCGCCGCCGTTGCCAAGACCCTGGAGTCGATGCCTCCCGAGCAGCGCAAGGCAATCAGTGAAACCCTGATGAAAAAACTTGGCCCCTACGAGGAAGTCGAGCAACTGATACGCGGAACAGCCCACAACAATTTTGATGAAAACATTGCCAGGTTTATGGCCAACCGAGAAGCAATAGCCGGCGAGATCGGCAAAGCTGCGGGGGGCCAATACGGAGAGGCGTTGGGCGACATGTTTAGCCGGATCACTAGCGGCCTTGACGCTCCCGTTCAACAGGTCACCGGAGAGCACCTTGGTAAAGCGATTGGCCGATTTGCTGGTGATGAAGTCGGCATCCTTGGAGGGATGGCCGTGGGCTCCCTGCTCGCCCAACAGCTCGGCATGGAAAGCCCGAAGGACAAGAAGATCCGCGAATTGGAAGATAGACTAGCCCGCGGAGGATGAACCACCCATGACACGCAAAGCCGGAGACAAACTTGCCGCCGCCTGCTGGGAGAACTACGAGGCTATTGGCACCAAGGTGAAAGATGGCCGAAAGGTGCCGAATTGTGTGCCCGTGAAGAATGCTTGATGGCCAAGATCTGTGAAGAACAAGCACTGGCAGATCTCTTCATTGGCGCAACTGCGGAGCGATGAGCAAGGGGATAGCCCATCCTCGCTAGCCTGGTCTTGCGCTTAAACCCCAGCGAGACTGAGCCCTTTGTCTCACAGGATTGAAGGATCGGAGTTGGTCTCGAAGCGGGCCACCAAGAACAGTTTCAGGCGAGAGATCATCAACGCGTGGGACGGCTGCTGCAGTTACTGCGGATGCCAGCCCGAGAAGGTCACCCTTGATCATGTCGTTCCCAAGATCAAGGGTGGCACCACGAAGAGATCGAACCTGGTGCCAGCCTGTGCTTCGTGCAATGTCTCAAAGAATCACTGCGACGTTTGGCAGTGGTACACGGAGCAGCCGTTCTACTGCGCCGACAAAGAGCAAGCGATCAGGAGCTGGCTATCGAATGGACCGGTCTAGCGCTGTTCACACTCTTGCGAGTACGACCTTCTCCGGCTGGTGCTGATACTTGCCATCGCGGTCCTCGTAGGTGACATCACAGGGATCCCCCTCGAAGAACAGGAGCTGGCAAACGCCTTCATTGGCGTAGATGCGGCAGTCAGCCCCTGAGGAGTTGCTGAACTCCAGGGTGAGATTGCCCTCCCAGCCGGCCTCGGCGGGAGTTGTGTTGAGAATGATACCTAGGCGGGCGTAAGTGCTCTTGCCCAGGCAGACGACCGTGACATTGGCTGGGACCTTGAGCTTCTCCCGGGCAACCCCGAGTCCATAGGAGTGGGCCGGGAGGATGAAGTAGGTCCCATCGCTGTCTGAGTGCAGGGCAGCAGGCTCCAGGTTGTCGGGGTTGAACCGCTTGGGGTCCATCACCGTGCCGGGGACGTGGCGGAAGATCAGGAACTCCTTGGGCGAGAGACGCAGGTCGTACCCATAGGAGCTGCAGCCGTAGGACAGGACGGGGCACCGCATCGGGCCATACGGCTCAAGGCCGCCGAGGCTCACATACACCTCCCGCACCAGCTCCGGAGTGAACGGTTCGATCATTCCAGCAGAGGCCTGCTGCTTAATCCAGCGGTCGTTCTTCAGCATGGGTTTAGGGCACGTAGCCCATGACGATGCCCAGGGGAACGATGGGGATCCCAATGGCTCGGATCACAACAACGCCGCCTAGGGGGTCAAAGCTGGAGCCAGCGAGCTTGATGATGTTGCTGACCCAGCCGTAGGAGCCACCGCCCACGATGGCAGCGAAGAGTAAGCCAACACCGATGCTCTGAAGGCGAAAGATGATCGAGGGACTGCGGGCCATGGGGTGAAAGGATTGGGCTTTCATTATGACCGACACGGCTGGCAGTGGCAAGCAAGTGGTGCTCGGGGATGTAAGCACTTATACCCACTGCTTATTCGGTAGAATACCTTTTGACCTGAACGGAGCGAAAGCTTGCACAGGAAAGCAATCAATTGGCTAGGCACAGCACACATCCCCTGGGCGGCGCTGCTGCTTGGGCTGGCGCTAGGGCAGGCCGTTGCTGCAAATGCAGCACCCGAGGGGCACATGGTGCAGACACTGCGTTACGGGGACAGGCGCCACTGCGTCAGTGCTGGCGATCTATACGCCCCGGATCGATGGAAGCTGTGGCTGATTTGGGCTCCCAGGAGGGATTGCCAGGAAACGCCTGTAAATCTTGTCGCGCATCGCGGGGCTGTTGGCGTTTGGCACCCCTTCCAGTGAACGCCCCGGAACGTAAGGAGTGTCCACCCTGAAGCTAGGCCCCCCCCCCGCAATGGCGTCTTACAGGAGGGGCGCTACTTCAGGGCTGAATGCCATTCGCATGGTTGATTGGGGGAGGTGTCCTCAATAGCCGCGAAGAAGACGTCTTTTTTGCTCTTCCCGGTCCAACGCGCCGCTACCCCCCTGAGCGAAAGTCTTTAAGTCATTGCCGCGGGCATATCGCCTCCAGGCCTCCTCCCCTGGACTGAGCTGCCCGGGGCGCGATGGAGCGCCTCCCCCGCCCCTCCCAAAGACAGCGTCATTGATTCGCTGCAAAGAATCAGGTGGAGCCACGTCGGGATTGAGGAAATCGGTAGCCCCTTTCACTACCCCGCCAAGCAGTCGACGAGGGTCCATAGCAACTTCGTTACCGTCGTCAGGCATGTATGCGCCGAACTTGGCAGCGTTGAAGCCGTCTGGCCGTCCACCGCCCTTGGGGATTCCTCGCTGATAATCCTTGATTCGGTCGAGGTAAGGGCTTACGAATCCACTGAAATTCATGAAGGGGTCAAGAATCCTGTAACCCAATCATAGTGAACTAGGAAGCGAGGGCTAACGCTTCCTTCTCTAGCGCGACCAAGCGCTTGTATTCGGCGACCTTCTGCAGCCACTTGAAGCGGAAACTCCGCAATTCATGGGGGCGCAGGATGAAGGACTGGACGGTCTCTGGAGTTGTGACCAGCATGCCACCGAACTCGACATCGATGCCAAGGGTCTCTTCGATTGCGATGGAGTAGGCGCCGAGTTGGAGACCGCACTTATTGAATTTCATCCAGCCAGAGAAGTGTGCTCGGTTCTCGTCCTTTGGGAAGTAGCGGCAATAAGGAGAGACAGAGGATTTGACGTCAGCCAGCCAGGCGACGCCGCCTCTGAGGCCGACGATGTCAGGACATCCGGAGTAGCCGTGCTCGTGGGACCAGATCCTGGAGATGCCATCTTCTCCAGTGCAGAAGTCCCATTCCTTGCGGAGTGGCTTTTCCGACCAGAGAAAGCCTTCGTAGCGATCGAGGTGCTGGGCAACACCCTCCCAGTAGGGCAGGAGGTCATCAGGCAGATTGACCTCCTTGCCACGGATGTAGTCTTCGCAGGCGGCGTGGATTGCCGTCCCTCGTTTCGCTGCTGCTTCTCTTGCGCCGGGGTTATTGAGATTCCAAGCCTGGAGCCGCTGGTTGGCTTTGGCTCCTGCTGTTTTTCCGAGGATGGAAGTTACTGAAGGGTAGACCCGATTGGGGTCATCTCCGGCCCTGTAATGCCGAACCCCGTTGATTTCGAATCGGGTCGGCGCTTGCACATAGGAATTGATTTCCTTGAGTGTAACTAGATCTCATGGGGTGAAATTGCAAGCGGCTGATTCGGAAAGTAGGGCCGTCCAATCGGGAATGGAATCAGCTAGGGGCAGCTATCACGGCAGCGGCCCATAGGGCTCGTCGTCACTGGCGTCAGTATCGACGGTCTCGATGTCCCTCCATTCGCCACAAAGCGCCCGCATGCATCCCTGGGTCCATGTGAAGTAGCCCTGGAGTTTTAGGTGCGTCCTGCCTTCCTCGGTCTGGAAGCGAGCCAAGCGGTAAGCGTCGGGCAGGGTTTTGTCGACAGTGGGCGCGCCAACTTGCATCCACATCTGGGAGTCTTCAGGTCCAGCAAGCGAAATCGTCATGGTGTTTCAGGGGTAGGTGAACTGGGAGCCAACAGGGGTGATTCAAAAGCCAAAAAGGCCAGCCCCTTGTTAGTGATCTCAAAGTCGCCACGGCAACCGCATCCGCATCCATCGACTAGGCCGCGACGTAGTAATTGACGCATTTTCGCAAGGGCTAACTTGTCTGGCGTACGGGGTGGCATGGCAAGACGAACTGTCAATGTATTGCCCGGCCATTCAAACCAGTTGTGCCATTCACCTGGGCTTCGGGCAAGGAGCTCCAGGATTGGGCGATCGGGAATGTCTTTGCATTGCTGGCGAGGCGCAGAGTTCACCGCGCCTCCTCCTGCGGCGGCACCGGCAGGGCGCGTACCGCGTGAGCAAAGTTGAGCAAGTCCCGACCGAGCGTGTGGGAACTCATGTCGACAGGGATAAAGCCCGAGCCATAGTCGTCACCTCGCATATAGGGGAAGTGCTCACCCGCAAGGCGCATGATGTCGTCGTCCAGGGTGGGGGTTTCTACCGCCTTCGCCTTGAGCGACCGAGGAATCCTCGGTAGCTGCCTCGGTGCTTCTGCCCAGCAGGCCTTGATATCGGGTCTCATGGTGCCTCCTCGCTAGTTGGCACCGGCAGGGGAGCCAAGCCGCCGGGGCGACCCCAGCGGGCGAGGATGGCGCGGGCTCTGTTTTCAAAAATTTCAAGCTCTTCGGCGCTATAGACACCTAATCGGAAACTTGCGGCTGCATGAACAAGTTTTTCTAGTGCATCTCTGCGCCAAAAATCCTCGTTGTAGTTTGTCGGCCCCGCACTCCTCCACCACGAAGCTGGCGGCTGGGCCAGGGATGTGGCGTTGAGCGCAGCGATCACATCTTCTATGGGCTGCATCACGCCGTCCTTCAGGATGGCAGCACCGTCCCCGCAGATGCCCTCGGTCCAGACGGGGCGATGCTCCGACACGGGCTGGTCGGGCTGGGACGGAGGTTCGCCTTTTATTTCGCCGCAGTCGCAGTATTCAGGACCTTGCTCGCACGGGCCCCCGCACTCTGCAATAGTGACTGGGCAGTAGCGATAGACCAACTCAAGCCCCTGCGGCTCCGGCTTAGCCAGTTCGGCGCGGGTGCGGTCTAGCAGGTCTTGCTCTGGATCTTCCTCCCCCCAGCCGCATTCAAGATCTTTCCGACCTTGCAGATAGTTGGCCAGTTCAGCGCACAGCTCTTTCCAATTAGCCATTTTCCAGATCCTCGGTTGCGATAGTAGACAACTGCTGGAGCAGGGTGGCGGCGCGTTCGCGCTCCGACAGTAATGGAATGGATTGCCAGTCCCGCAGTCGCCTGACCAGCTCTTCCACCTCTCCCTCCCCCAGCTCCGGCTTGATGGCGGGGTGGGCGAGGATGGCACGGGCGACCACTCCGAAATCTGACTCGTGAAGAATTCTGCTGGCGCCCACCTGCGGCTCCACCGAGGCGTAAGCCCTGATCGTCGCTACGATCTCTCCCCCTGGGCCATGGATCGACCCTCCCCCCTCCGGATCGGGCTTGGCCAGGGCGGCATCAGCCTTAGCAATCACCGGGTCGGCTGTCGAGATGTGCTTAGTGCCGTCTTCGTGGTAAACCACACGGATAGCGTTTTCAAGAGCCTCTAGCAGCTCAGCGCACAGCGCTTTCCAATCAGTCATGGCTTTGTTTCCAGTCGTTTATGGTTGGAACAATGACGCGGTTGAGAGAGGCCACAGCGCCCTCCAGTTCGGAAGCCCCAGTAGAGGGGTCTTGCAGTTCATTCCAAGTGTTAATACCCGGTCGCTGTACAGCACCGTTGTTTCTGATGTCGGCCCAGCTCCAAGATTCGGCACCGTCTACATGAAGAAGAAACTGGATTTCACTAGCTGGCAGCTCGGGATGGTTGGTTGCTCGCAGGATTTGTTGAACAGCGTCTGCGATCTCACGCTTTTGCTTGACTGAAAACATCAGCTGTGGTCTCCTTTGGTGTTGGCGAATGGATAGGCCTCCAGCTCGGCGGCGATGGCGCTTATCTTCCGAAGCATCCTGATCCGCTCAGTAAGAACCGCAACCCCAAGATCGCTACTCATGGGGGCTGGCTTGTCTTGCGCGAGTTGCTCTTCCAGGGCGAGAAGGGCTTCGGCAATAAAGCATACCTCAGGGCACTTAGGGCCTTCATGATCGGCCCGCATGTGATAAGCATCTAGTACCGCTTGCGCGGCGGAGGAGAGTTCAGTTTCAACGGTCATGGGTTGGAGATGAATTGTTGGAATGGGTGATCAGCCGTGGCAAAACCGGTCTGGCTGCCATACAACTTCAGATCTGCGATTTGCATCATGTTGCCATCCGCTCTGAGGGTTGGAAACACCAGGCGGTATGTGGTCAGTGCTGACAGCCCATCAAGGGAGACGGCTGGAGCTTCTGTCAGTCGCGCAGTGGGCAACTGCAGGCCGCCTGAGATCAGAAGATCCCAGGATCCATTTCTCTGCCCATAGATCTGGTAAGAGGCAGGATCCCTGCCGGGCATGTCATTTGCTGTGGTTACCCTGAACCCAGTGAGTTGGGTCTCTCTTAAATATGAGAACTCAACACCTGACCGAGTCCCCCCGATGTTCAGGTACTTGGTGAGGGGATCACTGTCAAACGCATTCCCCACCTGCTCGAATCTGGGAGAGTCACTAAAACCGTCGAGATCCATCGCAGTGGTTCTTGATGGTGCGGGAAGAAGCCCTGGTGCTGGCGCTGGTGCCGGCGATGGCGGAACTGGCTCAGGGGCTGGTGTTGGCGGCGCTGGTGCCGGTGGTGCAGGAGCAGGTGGCGCTGGAGTGGGAGCCGGCGAGTGGCCGTAGAGCCGTAGATCTGCGATTTGCATCATGCTGCCCTCCAGCTTCAAAGTCGGGAAGATCACCCGATAGCTCGTCAGAATTGGCAGCTCTGGCAATGCAATGCTGTTGCCAGCAGTAAGACGCGCCGCTGGCAGTTGCAAAGCACCTGAGGTGAGGAGCTGCCAGGATCCGCTCTGGAATCCATAGATCTGATACGAGGACGGATCCCTGCCAGGTGTGTCATTCGCCGTGGACAGGGAGAAAGAACCCAGACGTGTTGGGCTTGCAAAGCGCAGCTCAACGCCTGAGTTGGCTCCACCGATGTTCAGATACTTGGTGTTCACATTGCCATCAAAGGCGTTGGCCACCTGCTCGAACACCGGGGAAGCAGTGAATCCATCCAGGTCTATTGCGGTGACTGAAACCGGCACCAGTGCTCCCGGTGGAGGTGCTGGTGTTGGAGGTGCTGTTGTTGGAGGTGCTGGAATGGGAGCAGGAGCAGGTGCCGGAGCTGGTGTTGGAGCCGGAGAAGCGCCAGTTGGTGGAGTGTTCAGGAATGCCGCTACATTCAGCCGACCGCCTGTCGCCGTTCTGCCTACCAAAGAGGCTGTCGGAGTGGTACTTGCTAGCAACGCTTCTCGAATCTGTCGAGCACTGGAGTTGGGATGCTTTGCGGCGTAAAGTGCAATCGCTCCCGCAACATGCGGCGCCGCCATAGAACTGCCGCTCAGGGTACTGTAGTTGTTCCCTGGCAGGGTAGAATAAATTCCGGTAGATGGAGCACCCAAGTCTACCGTTGTCCTTCCATAATTAAATTGTTGATTCCCGTCGCTGTCTATTCCTGTTACAGAGATGACGGCTTCGTAACCGGCTCTTTGCAAGGTGCTAATTCCCGATGGGTAGGAGGGGACAACATCGCTGTCCCGACCGGCATTGCCAGAAGCAGCAACGAACAAAATGCCCGCTTGCGCGGCTCTAACCATGGCGTCTTCCATCCAAGGGCCTGTTCCACCTCCCCATGAATTGTTACTGGCCACGATGTTGAGGCCATGACGACGCTTTAGATCCGTCAGGTAATCCAAGGCCCTCTGGACCCCGATGGTCGTTCCGCCGTGATTCCCTATGAACTTGAGGGAGATAATCTTCACGTTGGGGGCCACCCCAACCACACCTTGACCATTGCCACCAACAGCCCCGATGATGCCGGCTACATGGGTGCCGTGGCCATCTTGAGGGCCGTCGTAAATCGTATTGTCGTTTTTATCAAAATCCCAGCCGCGAATATCATCAATGTAGCCGTTTCCATCATTATCAATTCCGTCTCCCTCTACCTCGAAGGGATTGCGCCAGATATTCGCAGCCAAATCTGGGTGGGTAAAATCCACCCCTGTGTCAATAATTCCCACATAAACATCCCTCGATCCCGTGTAGCCCGTTTTCCATGCTGCTTCGGCATTGGAGCCAAAGCCAGGGCCCATGCCCCATAAGTGGCCGTTGGTGAGGGCGGGGTCATTGATGGTGACGCTGCTCGTGAAGAGCTGATCCTGTAGCGGTTTCATGTTGATGCAGTAGCAGGTGGTTCAGTAGGCGGCTTGATATCTCCAGCCACATGCTCCAGGTAGCTGCGCCCGTCTCCGCGTTCCTGGTAAGCGTCAAGCTCTCGCAGCAATCGGCGTGCGTAAGGAATCGCGCCTTTGATCATGAGATCCTCGTAGTCGGCCGCCTTAGCAACAACCGAATCCAATCGGTCACCCAGGATGGGACCAAGGATGGAGGCGTAGACGATCACCATGGGATCAGTCTGGTACGAGCGGAAGCTGCTGCCACTGGAGGTGAAGCCGTCGATTAGGCGGTTCAACTCCGAGAGCTGCTCCAGCTGCTTCTGTTGCAATTGCTTCGTCTCCTGAAGAAGCGTGAGCCCCGAGGTGATCCCCATGCGGATCGCTCGGAGCTCGATCGCTACTAGATCCTTCGGGGGTGTCGGAGAGTCTTTGGACGAGGACGCCATCGAATGCTCGGCAGAATTGGAGTGATGCTCGGTGCACAGGATCGAGCTGTTTCCAGGCCTGATTGACCTGGTTTACACCGTAGCGCTCAATCAGTTGGCGCACATCCGACTTCTGTACTGCCTCCTGCAGAAGCTGCAGAAGACCTGGGTCTGAGAACGACATACGCGTAATCTCCTGTTGCGGAAGTCATGCCTTTAAGGGGCGCGAAAGAAATGATCAACGCAGTGTCCACCAGCTCACGCAGGCAAGCTATGTGGGTCCACCCAATAGCAGCCTCGCTACACCTGGAGGAAGGGGGGAGAGTCAAGAGAATGACCTCCCCCTCCCGGGCTTCGAGAACCGTCGGTGCAGAAGCGACTTGTTCGCAAGCTTCGACCAGGGTGGCTAGGAGTCCAACGCTGGTCGTTGAGTGCGTGACAGAACTGTCATCTTGGAGGCTTTGGCTCATAGTAGTTAGCGTGTAACGAGAGTGGGCGCAATGAATGACGACTGGATCGGGCATGGAGATGGAGGCAACCCTTGAAGCCCATTTCCAGTACAGGCAACTGGAGCTTCTTGTTGAGAAGGCAGGGCTCAAGGATCTCAAGGAGCTATGCCTATTGCTGGGAAAGCACGCACTGGTTGTGCAACCAGCAGCCCTACGGTGGGCAGGGATGGAGGCGGCCAGGGCCTTGTCCCTTGGGATGCGCAATGACGCAGATCCCGGGGAGGCCCTCCTCCAGCAACTGCAGGAAAACAGCCAGCCGCCCCACGAGTGAGCGGCCGGGCGTTACAAGTAATTACCAGCCACTGCCTGCAGCAACAGGAGTGCTTTCGAGTTCTTCGTCAGCACCAAGCACATCCCTCCCGCCGGCTGGAATCACAGTGGCATTCAGCTGCGGATCCGCACCTGTAGCCCCTGCTGGGGGACCAGCAAAGGGATCACCACCCTCGAACATGGCAGGTAGCCAGATCGAGGAGCGGGATGCTTCCCACAGCTTGAATGGGGCATCGTTCTTCGAGACGGCCTTCAGCGTTGGAATCGCCGTGTAGGTGGGCTTGTTGTTTTTTGAAACCTTGGAGATGGTCAGGTAAAAATTCGCAGGCTTACCGTCATCGACCTGGTAGTCCTCGAGGGCGAGGGTCTGCTCGATTGATGTCTGGAGCGAGGGCTGGGTGATTTCAAAGATCACGGGCTCGTCAGCTCCCTTCATCAGGGCTGCCCAGCTCAGGAAGTAGAAGGGCTCCGCCTTCTCCTGGCCGTTGAAGGCCATGCCAATGTCAGCGGCATAACCCCTTGGGAAGAGAGGGAACAGGCGGGGGCGCTTCTCCATCGTGAAGTATTTGTAGCCGGAGATCACATGCCCAGTGGCAGCAGTGCCGCAGAGGCGGATCTCAACTGTCTTTCCCTCCGATAGGGACTTGGCATTGAAGAAGCGGTTACTGGAAAAGCGTTCGTCGGTCGGTTTGTAGTTGGTTGGGAATGGTGATGTCATGAATTGGCTTGAGTTTAGTTCCAGTTGGGATGAATGTCGTGATCGGCCTCAAAAGAGGCCTGGTCGTAGCCGACTGCCGCAGTACCCGTAGCGGGATCACTGCTGCCGCCGCGCCCTCTGTGGACTCGGAAGGAGCGAACTTTAACCTCACAGTAGGGCTCATTGGTAGAGGAGGTCATCTGGGAGAACGATCCAGAGACCTCCACCAGTGCACCAATATCCACTCTGGAGAAGCGCTCCTGGGTAGTACCGAATACCCGGCAACCATACCAATCGGTCTGCTCAATCGGGTCTCCTCCCTGCGGATTGGGGAGGTACCGATTCAGAGCCACAGAGCGCCGGGTTGATTTCCCGGCTGGCTTGGGTTCGCTACCGATGCGACCGACAAGAGTGACCTCGTTGAGGTACTGCTCGTCAGTAGCGGGGCAACAGACGAAAGCCGTGATGACAGGCTGGCTGGAGCCTTCCATGAGCAGGACATCGCCAGAGACCAGGATGCGATCACCGACGATCTTCTGTGCAAGGAGCCCAGCTGCGGGCCCATCCTTGAAGGCCCTCACGTCCACAAGGACGGGGGTCTGGCCTGAGGGGATCTCCCCAGTGGCGCAGAGAAATTCACGACTGCCGTCTACAACGGACTGGGGGTTCCCGGTCAGGACAACGACAGCTGCCGCATAGGTCAAGCGAATTCGGGCAGGGCGCAACCAAGATATCTAAAGTGCGCGAAGTGTCAAGCATTGCTTGATACATCGGGCATTGCACTAAGCGCCGTACTCCAGCAGCCAGTCAGGTAGGGGCGGGATGGGGACTGCCGTCTGGGGCATCAGCATGGCCACAAGAGAAAGATCCTCTCTCTGTAGACGCAGGGGGCCATTGGGATAGGGGGAGACAACCAGTGATTGGGTTGCATCAGCCATAGACCGTATCGCAGAGAGCAGCAGGGGCAGGTCGTATCGGCCAGAGGATCCCAGCTGGATTGGCGCAGAGCCCCAGAACTCGACGGCCCTGGCGATGACAGAGCGAACCGGAGGGAAGGGGACACTCGTTGTGGCGATGGGGAATGATTTACCGACAGAGTGCGACTGGTAGTACGTGGTCACTGTGGCCAGTCCGTCTTCAATGGCCAGTTCCCTTTCAGCGCTTTTGATCCCCTTGCTGGCGGTCTTGATCTCAGAGGTAGGGAGGAATACCGTTGCGGGTTCATCTGCGACGCCCTTGGGGTCGTAGCCGATGACGACCATGGCCTGGGAATCGGCAAGTGCTGTGACGGTGATGCCCTTGCCGGAGGGGTGCGGTGCTAGCTCAATTCCCTGGCAGGGAGCGAACTTCCCGACGACATCGGCTGCGTGGGAGAAGAGGGAAGAATTGAGGCGAAACATAGATGGATTAGATGAAAGCCACCAAGCGGAGATTGCTAGGCTAAGGGTGGGCCCTGCGTCGTTCGGCCGTGGTGATTGACCAGTGAGTCATTCTGCACGAGCTGTTACGCGCTGGGCTGTTTTCAGGGCACTCTCATGTCTCAACTTCCCGACAAGCCGGAACCAAAGCCCACCTGGCTGCCGATGGAGGCAGTCGTGGTCTGCGTGAACTATGCAGATTTCCTAGCCCACACGTTGCCGCACAACAAAAGCCAGTTCGATCGCATGGTCGTGGTCACGGCGCCTGGGGATGAGGAGACCGTGAGCCTTTGCCGTTACTACAACGTTGAATGCATCGAAACAGATGTGTTCTACAGGAACGGGGATGATTTCAACAAGGGTGCGGGCATTAATGAAGGGCTAGCCAAGCTATCTCTTCGTGGCTGGACAGTCCACATGGATGCAGACATTTACATGCCTCCGCAGACGAGGTCGATTATCGACCGGCTGCAGCTGGATCCACAGAAGGTCTACGGGGTCGACCGACTGATGTGTCCCAGCTATGAGGCATGGGCTGAATTCATGTGTGCTCCAAAGCCAATCCAGGACAGTTGGGTTTTCATTCACCCAACAGCATTTCCAGTTGGGATTCGTTTGGCCCAGTATATGAGCTACTGGGGTGGGTACGAACCGCTGGGATATTTCCAGATGTGGAATCCACAGAGTTCTGGAATTACCAGGTATCCAACAGAGCATGGAGCGGCAGATCGAACTGACGTGCTGTTCTGTAAGAAGTGGCCAAGAGCTAAACGGGAATTGCTTCCAGAGATTCTTTTGATCCACTTGGAAAGCACTGACGAGATGGGGGCCAATTGGTGGGGGAGGAAGAGCCCCAGGTTTGCCCCACCGGCAAGGAAACCGAAGCGGTCCTTACTGCGGAGATTCGTCGAGTGGTTCAGGGGTCCCAGGCCGCACGTCACCTGGAGCCATTGAGGCAAGGACCCATTTCCATGGGAGGTTGCGCGCCTGGAGCCCATGATTGGCTTCCAGCAGTTCGTCCATGGTGATCGTTGGCGTCCAGTCAGCGAGGATGGGCGCACCGGTTTCACGATGGACAAGTCTGACCATCCGGAATGACATGACAGCTTCATCAGCTGAACCAGGCTAGGAAGTCTGGA